GTGTGTGGTAACCACCGTGCAGGCACGACGGGTACTATCACATGTCGCCAGACGGCCGAACAGGCCTTCTAGCGTTTGGAGGGTTAACCCCCCGTATTTCAGACGCAACATCGATGGGAACGAACTTGCCCTCTCGGTCCAATTTCTTCCGCCACTGATCCACGACACTCAGCCATGGAGTTGTTTTGGAAAATTGGCGAAGACCGGGAGGGGGGAGTTTCAACTTCCCTGGTTTCATGGCTTTTGGCAAACAGGGTCTATAGTGTCCTCCGAGCGCCCAGTACAAGCCGTGGGCACATCGCGAGATGTGCGCACGGAACGCTCGGTTCGTTACGAAACATGTGCCTTCAGGGGCCAATTGGTCCGAGAACGCCACGTCCTCGGGATAGCCTGCCCTGAACATGTTCCGAACGCTCTCAAACTTCCGCGGGTCGGAAGGAGAGTAGAACACGTCGACCCTATTTGCATACTTGGATGGGTCAGCTCCTTCGAAAAGGAGGCTGTAAAGTTGCGAGCGGACAACCTTGGGCATGTCGCGCATCCCTTTGCTAGGATGGCCAAGACCACCAAGAGCCACTGGGAGCTCCGGTGGTCGCCCAAGGCGCCTAGCCTTGGCTCTCACTCCTTTACAGAGGACTCGGGCTACACGTTTCAGTGCTTTCCACTGAACGGCAAAGTAATCACCCTTGTCCATGACCCCATTACCGTCACGAAGGAACTGCTTGACCGGATACGGATTAAACCATACTGCAGGGTCCCCCAGACCAAATACCTCGCAGAATGTCCAACCCTTTCGTCCGTAGAACGATTTTCGGTCATGCAGTCCCGAACCTATCGCCTCAACCCTTTGGCGATAGAGTCCAATATTCCTAGGACGTGTCACGGACAACACATCGTCACCACAGATAACTGTGTGTGGGCCCAGAGCGCGACACGCCCAACCATTCAGGATGCTAAGAATCGTAAACGACAACGGAGTGCCCATGAGGCATCCCCTCTCCATGGGGACACGAATACGATCCTTATTCTCACCAACCTGATGGGAGTTCGGAATATTGATCACCTCCTTCCAGTCTCTTTCGGTGAAATTCGACTTTCGGTACTCAACATAATGCTTATTGTTCAGCTCGACGCCAAGGGATCGTGCTGCGCAATCAAGGG